TGATTCCATAATAGGAGATAGCTTTACCGCCTCTGATACTAATACAGACATTAGTGCCTACGGTACTGTAAGATTAAATAATTGGTCTGCTTTAGGAGGCTCTGCTAACACTGAGCTAAACGATTTGTTTGCTGCAACATTGACTAGTGAAGATATATCTAACTATGGTGAAGTTGAATTAGACTGGCAAGAAATAGGTGGACCAGAGATTGCTAATGTTAATGATGCTTTCAAAGCCACAGTTACAAATAGTGATATTTCGGCTTATGGTGCGGTTGTTCCTAATTATGGATTAGCTGGTTATATTGATTTAAAAGGTGTTTGGGGTACTGACGAGATTGTTGCCATTGCACCTTTCTACGGTAAGTTAGTCATCTTTGGAAAGCACAACATCGCTATTTATAATAAACCTGATGACCCTTCTAATATGGAATTAGATGAAGTTATTAGGGGTATTGGTTGTGTTTCAAGAGACTCAGTACAACAGGTAGCTGATGATTTATTCTTCTTATCTGATACTGGTTTAAGGTCACTGAATCGTACTACTGAGTTGGATAAAGTTCCATTGACTGATATGTCGGTTACTATCAGAGATAATATTATTCGTGATACTAAGTCTTCAGCTAACATTAAAGGTGCGTATATTGATGAGGAAGGTCTTTATGTTTTATCCTTTATAGATATTGATATTGTCTATGTATTTGATATGAGACAATTAACCCCTGCAAAAACACCAAGAGTCACAACCTGGAACTTTAAGAAAAGTAGTTTTAATATCACGGCTTTGCTTAACTCAGAGTCACATGACTTTTTAGTTGGTCAACAAGGTGGTAGTATTGCTAAGTATGAGGGATTCTCTGACAAAGAGTTGACAAGTGCAACACCGACATTATCTTATGATGATAACCAATCTTACACTGGTGTATTCCAAACAACATGGATTGACTTGGGTGAGGGAGTTACAGCTGCCCTTCTAAAGAAACTAAAGGCGGTTATTGGTGGTGGTAGTGATACTAATATGTCTGTTAAGTGGGATAGAGACTTTGGAGTTTCCTCTACTAACGCATTAACAACAAAACTATCACCCCCAGGTACGGACTTTTTATACAACGTAGCTAAATATAGCTGCAATAATGACAATATAGATAACCCAGGTGCTTTAGGCTTTGATTACACTAGTGGAGATATGTGTGTCTATGAAGATGATGGTCTTGCTTATGATGAGTATGTCGTCACAGATTATGTAAATTCTACAGGTGAGGTTGCAACTAGAAACGAAGGCTCTGGTTTTTACTTTTGTCACCCACTATCTGCTGCCCCTACTACCTGTGAAGTTATCGCCTCAGAGTACGCTGGTGTTAAAGGTCTTAAAGAGTACAACATACCTTTATCCAAGTCAGCAAAATATGTACAATTTACGTTTACTGCTGAGACAGCAGGTGCTTCTACTGTATTACAAGATTTAACACTATTATTTAAGAGAGGAAAAATACGATGAGTTATATAATTCAGAACGACTGGTTAAGAAAAGATGTGCTTGATTCCGAATCAGCAGGAAAGGTAATTTCAGGCTCTCACTTCTATAATGACTTTGTAGCTATTCAGAATGAATTTGTTAAGAAAGCAGAGAAAGCAGGTAGTGCAACTCAAACCTTTCAAGCCTTAACGCCAGATGCGGGTGAGAATGATAATAAAGTTGCAACCACTGAGTATGTAACAAGGGCTATAACAGAAATCTATCCTATAGACTCTATATTCACCACTGTTGCTAATTATGCTGATTCAGCTGCTGTTGTTACAGCAATAGGTGGAACGACTTGGGTGTCTTTCGGTGCTGGTAAGGTGCTAGTAGGTGTAGATTCAACAGATACAGACTTTGATATAGTAGACTCTAGTGTAGGTTCGTTAGGTGGTGGTGGTAGTAAGACTCATACACTGCTTGAAGCAGAGATGCCATCTCACTCACATTCCGTTCTTAGAGGTAATACTTCTGACACTGGTCAAACAACATACCTATCTAATCATGGAGCTAATAGTGCTGGCAGTCCAACTTCTTGGGATAATGGTACTGGTAATTCAGGCGGTGATGTTAATGATGACACAACACCTCATAATAATATCCAACCTTACCTTACTGTATATTTCTGGAGGAGAACAGCATAATGGATACTTCAAACAACCTTCCTTTCATGCAAAACCAAGGTGCAATGGGTAACATTCCTGAGTGGATGATTCCTTACTATCAACAACAAGGCGGTTTTCGTCAACCTCAACCTCAACCTCAACTACAACCTAATCAAGCGTATCCAGGTATGTTTTCAAGCTCTGATGATAACAATGAGTATAACAAAGCTGGTTGGGCTTATGACACGCCTAAGTTTGATTGGGGATTCTGGGGAATGGAAGAGCCTAGTGGCAATATATTTGGAGACTGGTCACCCTCAAAGTGGGATGCGTTAAGCATTTTCAACCCACTCTTTCAGCTTGGTAATTTTATAGGTGACAACTCAAATTTACAAGGTGGTATGTTTGGTGGTACAGGTAATCATACTGACTGGTGGGGTAATAATAACGACTGGGGTACAGGTCCTAGTGGTTACACTGATGTAGGTGGCTACGGCTATGACACTTACTCAGGTATGGGTGTTGGTGGTTCAGACGTAGGTGTTGAGAGTCCTGGAGATGCTGGTGGTTATGATGGCGGTGGCGACATGGGCGGTGGCTACGATACAGGTGACGATTCAGTAGGTATTTCAGATTTTTAAAGGAGAAAGATTATGAGTGCATTCGATTTATGGGGAGCAGCATTAGGTTATCTAGGTAGCCGTAAAGCATCAAAACAACAATCAAGAGATGCAAAAGCAGCAGCAGACAGAGCGTATGAGCAATCATTACCTTGGTCAACTTCAGGAATGTTTGGTTCAGCGCAGTTTAACCCTGAGACACGGCAAGCTACTGCTTTACTTTCACCAGAGATGCAAGCTCAATATGCACAGTATATGCAAAGGGCGGCTCTTACAGGTGAGGAAATTGATAAGTTTGGCTCTGACCCTTATGAGATGCAACAGCAGCTGTATGAGCAACAGAAAGCTCTGTTTGCTCCTGTGGATAGACAAAGTGTACTAGGATTAGAAGCTAGACAAGAAGCTCAAGGCAGAGGCGGAACTAGAGGTGGTGCTGGTGAGATGCAAGGTATGTTACAAGCTCTGCAACAGAAAGACCTAGCTAGACAAGTACAATCATTCGACCAAGCTCAGAACTACTTAACTAATCTTAGAGGTAGACAGCAAAGTGATATAGGTCAAGCTATTACTATGGGTGCTTTACCTGAGAGTTATCTTAATATTGGTAGAGGTATTGGCTCTGGTATGTCTGGAGCTGCCCAAACAGGAGCTAGCTTAATGAATGCTGCTGCGAAGAATAGTGCAGATACAACAAGTGCTTTCTGGACACAACTAGGACAGACAGTTGGTAGTTATGGTAGCACCCCATACCAAGATAGACTGGATGCCTTTAATAAATCTGGGATGTCATCAGAAGACTTCGGAAATATTTTTAGAACCACGGGGAGCTCGTAATGGCTACAAAATCATTATTTGGTAATATATTTGATGTAGATACCGATATTCAATCTGCAAGAGAAAAGAGCGCATTAAACTTAGCACAATTAGCCCCAGGAAGAGTACAAGTAGCTGGTGCTGGCATGGCTGGCGGTATGCTAGGTGGTGGTGTTATGGAGGGGTTGGGTTATCAAAATCCTGGGCAACAGAAGCAACAAGCTATTAATGAAGTATGGAAAGAAGTTGGTCATCTTGATTTAGATGATTCTGCTAAACGAAAGATTGTTGGTAATGCGTTTATAGCAAAAGGACTGCATGATATTGGTATGGATATATTGAAATATGATGATAAGACCAAGGTCAAAGTCAGTGCTACTCAACAACAAAAACTAGCTGACATGGATGCAACCCTTAATTATTTAGAAGTAAACAAAGGTTTTAAATTAAACCCTACAGAGGCTGCTTATTTCAAATCTAGGATTAAGAAAGATGTGTCTGTAACAATGGGTGGACAGGTTATTGATACCGCACCTAATGTATTCGACCAAATCATTTCGCAAAGAAAAAATAATAAAGGTATTTCCCAGTATCGCCCAGGTATTTCAGACTCATCTATAACCTCAGCTGGACTAGAAAAGAAAGTTGGTGATTTATCAACTAAAGTTCTAAAAGCCGACATATCAGATTTAGATGTCGCCCTAACTGAAGTAGAAAATATGTTTACCATGTATGGCGATAAGGATATCCCAGGTTTATCAGCATTAAATATAATTGAGCGTCAAACTGAAGAGGGTGGTATTAACTCTGGTATGGTTGAAGCTGTTAAAAACATTCTATTGAAACTACGTTCAGGTGCTGCTGTTACAGAATCAGAGCAAAAACGATTCTTAAATGAGATTAGTGGAACAAAAGTAATGACGGATGAGTTGTGGAAGCAGTGGATTGCTCGAATCAGAAAGCTAGTTGAGCAGAAGAAAAAAGACCTGTTTGCTGGTGAGCGCAAAGATGTATTAGATTTGTATTGGCAAAGACAAGGAACTGGTTTGAAAAAGTCAAGTCCGCTCCCAGAAGAACAGCAAGACGTGCTTTCTAAATACAACCTTTAATAGGAATAGGAATAATTATGGCTACTAAACAAGAACTTATTGAAGCATTACTACAGGCTGACAAAGCTGAAGAGTATAAAGATGCACAAATAATAGCAGACATGATAAGAGAAGGTAATTACGATGTTCCATCATTAGATGAGCCTTTTGGCGAACCTGAAGAGCCTGGTTTCTTTGAAAGAGAGACTGGTGGACTAGCAGGTAGCATTGCTGGAGGTATTAAAGGCTTCCAAAAAACTCCTGGTAATTTTTTGACTAAATCAATAGGTGGTGCTGCTGGCGCTCTTGTTGGTGGCTTTACTGGTGACATTGCTCAACAAGAATACCAAAAAGCTACAGGCAGTTCATTAGCTCCAAAAACACTTGAAGAAGAATTAGGCAGAGCTTTTAAGTATGGTGGTGAATCAGCTTTATATGACCTGGCTGGTAATAGTATCTTTAAGTTAGGCAGTGTAGTATGGAAAGGGATTAAACCTAGAGGGGTTGAGGGCATTGATGATATTGATAAACTCATAAGCAGTCAAACTGTATCTGAAGCTGGGTACAACGCAAATAAAAAAATATACGACAAATACGGGTTAAAAGTTGGCGACAACATTCCTGCAAGTTTAACTGCCTCTCAATTAACTACAAATAGGTTGGTTAGAACTATTGAAACTCTAACTGAATCTTCTTGGGGTGGTGGCGCTATAACTCGTCAACGTGAATTGAACGATTTAGCTATTTCTGAATACACAACTAAATATATTAATAACTTCAACAATACTGCTGGTGAAATCTTAAATGATGAGGGTCTTGGTCTTTTGTTTGTAAACGCTATTGAGACTGGTAAGAAGATGCACAATAAAATTGGCGACCAGTTATATAGCAACCTTGATGAATTATTCAAGCCTTTAATGAAAAAGGTATTAGTTGAAGAAAAAGTATCCACTGGTATTTTAGATGCAGCTGGAAAGATGCTTAACAGAACAACAACAAAACTTGTTGAAAAAGAAATATTACCAGTATCAACAAAATCTCTAAAAGATTGGGCTAGAAAAGAACTTGCCAAAACTTCTGGAACTAAACACAAAGCTTTAAGTGGTTGGAGCAAGAAAGAGCTAGAGTCTATATTAAAGTTTGATAATACTATTTCATTTGCTGAGGCTCAACTATATAGAAGTAAACTGATTTCAGAGGCTAGAAATGTCGCTAAAAGAGGTGAGGCTTTAGGAGAAGGAAGGTCTGGTGCGCTTGCAAAAACACTCTCTAAGAAAGCAGATGATATGATTACTCAAGGGGCGATAAATACTAAAAACCCAGAGTTTATAGCTAAGTGGCGTGAAGCTAATGCTTTCTGGAAAGAAGGCTCGGAGAATTTTTCTAATAAATTTATGACATCTCTTCTAACGAAAGACGCATCACAAATTGGAAAAACTTTGTTTAAATCTACTCCTGAACAAATTAGAGGGGTTCAAGCCTCATTAAGAAAGGCTGCGAAGTTAGACCCTACTGTTAATTTTAAGCAGACTTGGCTCGATATGCAACAAGGTCATCTTCAGAAGATTGTAGCTGATACATTAGACCCCAAAACAGGTGAAGTCTCAATTCATAAACTTACGCAATGGCTAAAACCCCACTCTGATAAAAACAAACATTTGATTGCTGCATTTACAAAAGAACAAAGGTCTGGTTTAAAATCATTCTCAAACAGTGTAGAAGCGATGCAAAAAGTTCCTGGAGCTGAAGGCTCATTCATGGTTACGGTCGGTCAGGCTGGTCTTGTTCTTGGTGGACTAGGGTCATTAGGTTATCAGGAATGGAAGGGTCAAGATATTGCTGGGGATATTGCGTTATATACAATAACACCTTTTGTATTAGCTAAATTGTTGTTAAGACCAAAGTGGGCTAGAACAATAGCTCATGTTATGAGAATGAAAGGGAGACCTAATCTTGGGTCGGCAGCAGCTTCAACAATCGCCAAACTGATTGCAGCAGCAAATGAAATTGAATTACTAGGAGAAAGATAATGCCAAGACATACAGACGGTTCATTAATGACTAAAGAGCAATTAAGAGAAGAAAACATTAGAAGGTTTAACGAAGCTATTGCTTCAGGCAATCTATATAACACTGGTCCTAAAACAGAAGAAGGTGGTACATCATTTTCACCTGAGCGTTGGGATATTTACTTTAAGAGTAACCCAGAAGATAAGCCTGATGGTTATACAAACCAGAAAACCATTCAAAAAAAGCTGGATGCTGGTGAAGATGTAACTGAAGAATTGTTTGGTTATGAACCTTTGGAAACTCAAGAGCTTGACGGTGTTTGGGGAACAGCCGAGGATGATAGGCGTTATCGTTATTATACTTATAAAGGTAAAGATTACGATGAGTGGGGTAATGATATTGGCGATGCACAAACTCTAATGCAACCAGGCTCTAGTATTGACGTTTTACACGATGCTAATATTACAGATGAGATTTGGAACTCTATGTCACATTCTGAAAGAATTAATGCTTCTGAAAAAGCACAAAAAACAGACGCTCCAGTAGAGTCAGTACAATCAAGGAACTTACAAGGAAACCGAGATAAAGACGGTAACTTGATGGCTCAAGAGATTGCTCAAGATATAGAAACTGAGAAGACTATTGAAGCCGATACTTATGCTGATGAGAATGAATTTGACACAACTGTTGATGGTTGGATTACACAATTCAAAGCATTATCTGAAGAAGACTTTAGAGAAATCACACGTGAGGATTTAAAGGAATTAGGAATAAATGCAATAAACGCATATTATGATGTATTAGATATTCATGATGCAGCAGATGACCGTGAAAAAGCTTCATTAAATAAGGAGTTTGATTGGCAAGGTAAGGCTAAAGGCCCACTTACTGATAAAGAAAGAGACACCCTTGTTCAAGAAGATGTAGCTAGAGAAGATGCTAAGTTTGATGCTCAATTAGAAGATGCTGAATCAGATAGAACCATGATGGAAGCTGATGCTGATGCTGATAAATTAGATACTGATTATGAAGCTAGTGAGTTTCCTATGATGGGTATGTCAGATAAAGACAAAGGAATGTTCTCATTCCAAAAGACAGACACTATCTCTAATAAGAAAGAGCAAGACTCAATCAATACGATTGTGGGCGATACTGGTATGAACGAAGAACAAGCACGTCAACTAATGACTAAATTGAAGGGAATCTGTGGCTAAGAAGATATCGCCTAAAGCGTACACCACCTATGGAATGCTGTCTAAGTACCCTGATTGGGAAAAAGACTTTAAAAAAGGAATCCTAGGCAGTATAGATGTTGAAACGGGTGGTACGTTTGACTTTCAGACAAAACAAAAAGGTGGAACTGGATATGGATTATATCAATTTGAGAGGGGATATACAGACCCTAAAACTGGTGTTTATCACAATGGTCAGTTAGATGATTACGAGATTTTCCTAAAAGATAATAACCTAAAAGACTCTGGAGAAGCTCAGACCGAGTTTGTTCATAAATCTATGACCATGAAGTCATCGAAAGCACCTCACGATTTAGGGTGGAAAAAAAGAGGAAATCTACAAGGTATGTTTAACAGTAAAGACACGGATGCTGTTAGTGACACACTAATGGATAATTACTTTATGTCTGGAACTCCACATCTAAAAAGACGTAAAAAATCAGCTAGAGGTTTTCCTTTAATACCTTAAAGTCTAGGTTTTCTTAACTGTTCTTGCATACCAACACTAAACTCTGCATTTAAAGCCATATACTTAATCATAGCTGAACGTGATAAACCATAACGCTTTGCTTTTGCGTCTATAAACTCTAAA